GCGGGGAGATGCGGGGGGGGGCAAAAAGACCCCCCAAATGAGCCTGCCGTTAAAATGGCTGTATCTTTTCGGCGGATATGAAAACGAAAACGAGGGCGTTAATTACAAAACGCCGCCGTTCAAAGTCAGTTCGCAGTGCTGCTATTGGCTGAAAGAAAAGCCATGCGACGATTGGGCGAAGGAGCATAACAGCTTCCCTTATCTGGGGCTTATGGCTTCGGAGGGCGGCAGGCGTGAAAAATCACTAAAAATGCACGGCTGTAATTATTATGGCAAAGATACGGTCCGTTCCGCTCCGTTTGCCATATTCAACAGGCAGGATATTTTGCAGCTGGCGTTAGATTTGCACGTCCCCGTTCCCGAGATATACGGCACCATTGAGCGCAAAGGAGACGGCACCCTGTACACGACCAAGGCACAAAGGACAGGCTGTGATATATGCGGTTTCGGAATACATATGGAAGCCCGTCCGCATAGATTTGACCGTCTGAGGGAAGCCAATCCCAAAGCTTGGGAATATTGGATGTACCATGTTTGCAAAGACGAGGACGGCACAGAATACGGCTGGGGACGTGTCCTTGATTACATAGGCGTAAAATGGGAGGATATCCCCGAAAGCAACGAACAAATTTCACTTTTTGAGGAGGAATAAAAATGGAAACAAACGACATAATACAGGCTCCTGCTCAGAGCAGCGCCGCAACATCGGAAATTGTGCAGCAGCCGTCTGCAAATATCGTGGCTGATTTTTCAAGGGCGTACAAGCTTGCAAAAGTCATTGCAACGGCTGACATTATCCCCGACAACTATAAAAACAAGCCTGCCGACTGCGCCATCGCTGTAGATATGGCTGACAGAATGGGCGTTTCGCCTATGATGGTGATGCAGAACCTTTATGTGGTAAAGGGCAAGCCCTCATGGAGCGGGCAGGCTTGCAAGGCTCTCATTGAAGGCTGCGGCAAATTCAAGCCGGGCAGCGTCCGCCCTGTATATATCGGCACAAAGGGCACCGATGACCGAGGCTGTTATCTGTCGGCTGTATGGGCTGACACGGGTGACAGAGTGGAAGGTCCCGAGGTCACGCTGAAAATGGCGAGGGCTGAGGGGTGGCTCGGTAAAAACCCCAAATGGACGAATATGCCCGAGCTTATGCTTGCATACAGGGCATCGTCATTCTTTGCGAGGGTCTATTGCCCCGAAGTCCTTATGGGCGTACACGTTGAGGGCGAGGTTGAGGACATTCAGCCCGTTGAAAGAATTGAACTGTAACGGAGGATATGAAAAATGAAGGCTACCAAGATAAAAATAAAGAACCTTTTCGGCATCACCGAGACCGAGCTTGACGGCAGATCTGTCGAGATCACAGGTACAAACGGTACAGGCAAGACATCGGTAATAGATTCTATCAGATATGCTCTTACCAATGGAAGCTCCCGTGATTATGTTATCCACAAGGGCGAAAAAGAGGGCGAGATCATTGTTGAGACTGACACAGGTATTTACATCAATCGTAAGAAGCGCACCGAGCAGGCTGATTATAAATCCGTAAAGGACTGCGGCAAGGAAGTATCTTCTCCCGAAAACTTTCTTAAGCAGCTCTTTACGCCCTTGCAGCTTGACCCTGTAGCTTTTACCCAGATGACCAAAAAGGAGCAGAACAGGGCCATTCTTGACCTCATCGAATTTCCCTGGGACCTTAACTGGATAAATCAGCAGTTCGGTGAGATACCGCAGGGCATTGATTACAGCCAGAACATACTGCAGGTACTTTCGGATATCCAGTCCGAAAATGGGGACTACTTTAAGCGCAGGCAGGACATCAACCGTGATATCCGCAATCAGAAGGCGTTCATCGAGGATATCGCCAAAGATATACCCGAGCATTTCAATGCGGAGGAATGGGAGAATTTCGACCTTGCGGAAGCGTATAAGAAGATAAACAGCGCCAGGGAACACAACAGCCGTATTCAGCGTGCAAAGGCGTTCAAGGACAGTTATGCCAACAAGATAAGGGGCTTTCAGGGCGAAAAGGAATCCGCTGTGGCTGCCGAAAAGATGGCGATATCCAACCAGCGTGAAGCTATTTTGAAATCTATCGAACGCATGAAAGCGGAGATCGCAGCCAATGAGAACAAGCTTGCTTCCCTTGACGGGATACTTGCGGATAAGATAGCACTTGCGGAAAGCCGTTATAACGAAAATGTGGCAAGGCTTGATTCCGATATCAAGGTTGCTGACGAATATGCGGACAAAATTCCCGTTGAAACGGCTCCTCTGGAAGAGCAGGCGGCGCACGCCGAGCAGATGAAAAAATATATCAACGAGTACAACCGTATGAGGAATATGCAGGAAGAGGTCAAGGAGCTTACCGCCGCTTCGGACAAGCTTACAGCAAAGATAGAGCTTGCCCGCAGTCTCCCCGGAAAGATACTCGAAACCGCTTCTATCCCCATTGAGGGCTTCACGGTGGAGAACGGCATTCCCCTTATACACGGTCTCCCCGTTTCCAACCTCTCGGAGGGTGAACAGCTTGAGCTTTGCGTTGACGTTGCTCTGAGCAAGCCCAACAATTTACAGATAATTCTCATCGACGGCGCTGAAAAGCTCAGTGCGGAAAACCGTGAAAAGCTGTACAACAAGTGCAGGGAAAAGGGTGTGCAGTTCATCGCCACAAGGACAACTGACAGTGCGGAAATGGAGGTAACATATTTATGATACCCCACAGCATAACTCAGACCGACTATTTTTCACCGGAGAACAATCTGAAATATATGGGCGTGTCTCAGTTCAAAAGCTTTGAAAAATGTGAGGCGGCAGCCCTTGCGGAGCTGCACGGTGAATATGCTCCCGAAAAGACTACCGCACTTCTTGTAGGCTCGTATGTCGATGCACATTTCGAGGGCACGCTTGATATTTTCAAGGCAAAGAACCCCGAAATATTCAAGCGTGACGGTGCGTTAAAAGCTGAATATAATCAGGCGGATTACATAATCAACCGAATCGAACGAGACAGCTTTTTCATGAAGGCTATGGACGGAGAAAAGCAGAAAATTATGGTGGGCGAGATCGAAGGCGTGCCTGTCAAGATAAAAATTGACAGCTATCGGGAGCACAAGACCATAGTTGACCTCAAGGTCATAAAGGACTTTTCCCCCATATATGTAAACGGCAGAGGCAGGCTCAGCTTTTATGAAGCATGGGGCTATGACATTCAGGGCGCTGTATATCAGGAGATAGTAAGGCAGAACACAGGGGAAACTCTCCCCTTTGTCCTTGCTGCAGCCACAAAGGAAAAGGAGACCGACTTACAGGTCATAAGTCTGGATCAGGCTGAGCTTGATGCGGCTATGGAGATCGTCAAGGCAAATATCGGAAGATATGCGGCAATAAAGTCTGGAAAGGAAGAACCGACCAGATGCGGACACTGTGATTACTGTAAATTCACAAAACAGCTTGACAAGGTCCTGACCTCGGAGGAGTTTAAAAGTGACTATACAGATTGATACCAGAGAAAAATCCAGAGCCATTAAACAGATAGTGAGCTATTTTGATGAAACAGGCATTCAGCATTATACGTCAAAGCTTTATGTAGGCGATTATATGAGCCTTGACAATCCGAGGGTCGTAATTGACCGCAAGCAGAATTTACAGGAAATATGCGGTAATGTCTGCCAGCAGCACGAAAGGTTCATCAATGAGCTTAAACGTGCACGGGAAAATGGGATAAAGATCATTATTCTTTGCGAACACGGAAGCAATATCAAGACACTTGCAGATGTTCAGGGGTGGGTAAATCCCCGCCTCAGGACGTCTCCAAAAGCTGTCAGCGGAAAGCAGCTTTTCAAGATACTCTTTACCATTGGTCAGCGGTATGATGTTGATTTCGTATTCTGCGACAAGCGTATGACAGGCTATATGATAGCCAAAATTTTAGGAGGTGCAATATGAACAGAGTGTGTTTAATGGGACGTCTTACATCAGATCCTGAACTGCGGCAGAGCGTAAACGGCATATCGTCCTGTAGCTTCAGCGTGGCTGTTGACAGGGGGTATAAGGATCAGAACGGCGGGCGGCAGGTCGATTTTATCAGCTGCACGGCGTGGAGACAGACTGCGGAGTTTATATGCAGATATTTCAGCAAGGGCAGCATGATAGCCGTTGAGGGACAGCTGCGCACAAGAACCTATGATGACAAGCGCTATCCCGATGTCCGTCACTATGTTACCGAAGTTTATGCCGACAAGGTAAGCTTCTGCGGCAGTAAAAATGAAAGCGGGGGCGCTGCAAAACAGACCGCACCGCAGACCGTTCAGCGCCCTGCTCAGACTGCTCCCGCTGCTGATCTGAGCGATTTTGAGGAAGTAGTCAGCGACAGCAATCTTCCGTTCTGAGGTGGTTTGAATGCCGAAAAAGAAGAGCTTTATCCTTTATGCGGATTATATAAAGCATATAGAACGATTATCAGACGATGAAGCAGGGAAGCTGTTCAAGGCGATCTTCTGCTATGTGAATAATGGCAGGCTGCCAGACCTTGACGGAATGTCGGCTATGGCATTCTCATTTATCTCAAATCAGCTGGACAACGATTTGCAGAAGTACGAAGAAACGTGCAAAAAGCGCTCTGAAAATATCAAGAAAAGGTGGGATAAGGTTAATTCTGCCAAAAAAGCAACGGGAGATTTGTGCGATACAAACGATACAAATGAATACAAAAGTATTTTTTGTAATACAAACGATACTGATAATGATAGTGTTAATGATAATGAGAATGTAAATGATATTGATAATGATAGTGATAGTGTTAGTGTATTACATAGTAATATGCGCCCCATGGGCGAACACCACACAATACACCTGACACAAAAACAATACAATGACCTTTGTGAAAAATACAGCCAGGCTGTTGTAGAACGATATATTGACAAAATAGACCATTATCTTTATTCCAACGGCAAAGCACCTTACAAAAATCATTATGACACTGTTATTAAGTGGATAGAGGAAGACGGCGCAAAGGCACAGCCTTCAAAGCAGCCGTCATTCGATCTCGGCTTGATTATGGATCATGCCCGAAAGAATAAACCGGAGGTGTAAATTGAAGAAATGCTTTTCTGATCCGGCTGTTTTCAAGCAGCTGGAGACCGACTGCTATAATGCAGGTTGCAAGGGTCAGGTAATTGATTGCTCTGAGTTTCCTGCGGCTGAGTACAGATATTTTGCACGACTTTGCGGCGTATATGCGATGTTCAAAAGCAAAGCCATAAGTCTGGAGCAGGCTGCTGCCGAAAAGACTGTTTTGCAGAAACTGAACGCCATGAGTGCAGCCAAACCAACGACAAGCCCACAGAAATAAGCCGTATGAGGTTTTACGGATGAGGGTAGGGTAATTTTCCACGCCAAAACACAAAGCGCCTAAAAATGGCATTTAAATTGAAATTAGGAGGATATGCAAAAATGAATGAAAATCAAATCATAAGTCATCTTGAGGATTTGAAAACCGAAGCTGAGGGTCATTTTACCGATGACGGCGACGATGAAATATTCCACCAGGACGCAGAAGCGCTGCAGGCTGCTATTGATGCGGTTAAACGCAATGAAATCATTGCTGATGCTATAAACAGTGAGATTGCGATCTGCAATCATGAAATCCGCAAGGTGGATATCGAAAAGGCGAAGGCTGAGGAACGCAGAATGAATTACGGCGACCGAAAGGTAATACTTGTGGAGCTGCTCAGAACGATAAAAGGCGGTGAAGAAGATGATTGAGATTGATGACGTTGAATCCGTCGAAAAAGCCAACAAGTTGATGAAAGCGGTACCCGTTGAATTACGGACAGCAAACGAATTTGTTGACAAGTTGCATAGACATCATGAGCATGTCCACAGGGACAAATTTCGTATAGGCTGTGCAGTTGCGGGGCAATTAGTCGGCATCGTGCAAGTCGCACGCCCAGTTTCACGAAATCTGGACGACGGAGAAACTGTCGAGGTTGTACGATTGTGCTCAGACGGTACGCCGAACGTTTGTAGTTTTTTATATGCCAGGGCTGCACGGATAGCAAAGGAAATGGGGTATAAAAAAATAATAACATATATTTTGAATACCGAAAGCGGTGTGTCGCTGCGTGCGGCAGGCTGGCACAAAGATGCAGATGTTAAGGGTCATAGTTGGAACTGCAAATCCCGTCCGAGGAATACAACAGCACCAACGTGCGACAAGCAGAGATGGTGCAAATATTTACAGGAGGGCTGACAATGGATAAAGAAGCTGTTTTAATCAGCATTCAGCCGAAGTGGTGTGAACTTATTGCAAACGGGAAAAAGACTATTGAAGTCCGCAAGACAAAGCCAAAGCTTGAAACGCCGTTTAAGTGTTATATCTATTGTTGCAAAGCGCCGAAAGGCTGGATAAGGCTTGATAAAAACGTACAGCTTGATACCAAAATCATAGGTGAGTTTGTTTGCGATATTATTGAGCCAATAGCATATACAATAGACGGATATGCAGACATTATTAACTGTAAATATGCTTGTATGTCACCGTCTAACTTTTTGAAGTATGGCAATGGCGGTACGCTTTACGGCTGGCACATATCCGACCTCAAAATCTACGATGAGCCGCAAGAGTTAAGCGAGTTTGGACTTACACGTCCGCCGCAGTCGTGGTGCTATGTTGAGGAGGGCTGACAATGGCTGAAATACGAAATGTAAATATTGACAAAGAGTTTATCGTTAAATTCGGTGTATGCAGGACAAACTTTTCAGATGATATGTTGTCTATTAGTTTAGAAGTGCTTCCTGAAGCTATCAAAGAAGTTCTTCAAGAAACAATGGTAGAAGACGGGGAAATAGAAATAACGGTTACACCCGTGAAGCGTGGATTTTGGGAGCCAATATCAGAAAGCGAAATGACAGGCTTCAACCCTAAATTTGCAGGACGTGACCCAATTGCGGGATATAAATGCTCCAATTGTGGCAACGAAGCTATATTTAGCTGTAATGACGAATTTGTTTTATCGGATTACTGCCCCGACTGCGGGGAAAAGATGGACGGAGGTGAAAATTCGTGAAATCCAGATTACCAGTCACACCAGCACTGACCAGCCACGCTAAGAAAGTCCTGAAGCAAGAAATCAAGTCGGAGATGCTGGCATATTACGACAGATTTTCCGAGGAAGTTGATTCGCTGTATCTTCTCAGCATTGCGAGATTTTTTCACCCATCACGCAAGAAGCTGATAGAGTTCTGGCGATTCACGCACGACCTGCACGTTGATTTTCGAAACCGCTATGAATTGCCGAAAGAGGACGATGAGTGGCTGTTTAAGTTTAAATTAAAGGATGAGTTCGGTGTGGATATCGAAGAGCTGTACAGAGAAGCGGACAAGTGGGCAGAGGAGGAGAGCAATGACAACGCAGGAAGCAAAGCAATAAAAGGAGTGATCCGATGGCAGAGTACAAAGGCTGTTTGAGCCGTGAGCAGACATTACAGGCGTGGCACGCACAGAAGAGCGGCAAGTCAATCGTATCTGTAGCTATGTCATTTAACGTCGATGTATCAACGCTGTATCGGTCATATCAGCATTATGGATTTCAACCGCCAATTTACAGGAAGGACAGGAAGGAAAGAAAAGGCAATGGCTAAGGAATATGCAAAGTTATTTTATAAGTCCGACAAATGGCTGCAATGCAAGAAGTCATTTATTGCGGAGAGGCGTGCTATTGACGGCGGATTATGTCAGCGCTGCCGAAAAAGATATGGCTACATAGTACATCACAGGCAGCATATAACACCTGAAAACATTACAGACCCGATGGTCACGTTATCACACACAAATCTGGAATACCTTTGCCAGGAGTGCCACAATAAAGAGCACTTCGGTGATGCGGGGCTGAGGTACATGATCGGCGAGGACGGGCAGCCCATGCCCCCCCTTGCCACAGAAACGGGCAAGCCCCCTCGGGACCGATTGCAGAGATGGAAAGAACACACAGGGAAGTTTTGAGACCCCCCTACCTAAAATCTACAGAGAGGAGCTATCAGATTGGTCAGGTATCCTAAAGATTACAGTCCCATTATGGAGTACTATAGCCAGATAAAGGACGGTAAAGTTACTGTGTCCAGGAAGGTACAGCGGATCTACCAAAAGTTAGCCAAAGACCTCTCGGGGAGCACAGGTGCTGACGGTACCATGTATCACTATTCCCCTTCACGGGCTAATCATATACTTGAGTTTGCGGAAAACTATTGCAGGCACTCAAAAGGCAAGCTCGGCGGACAGCTGGTCGTACTGGAGCTGTGGGAAAAGGCTATGCTTGCAGCCATGTTCGGATTTATTGATGATGAGGGGCGGCGGCGGTATCGAGAGGTTGTCCTGATAGTGGCTAAGAAAAACGGCAAGTCGCTGATAAGCTCCATAGTAGGGCTGTACTTGCAGGTCGGGGACGGCGAGCCGGGCGCAGAGGTCTATGCTGTGGCTACCAAAAAGGATCAGGCTAAGATCATCTGGGGAGAGGCTAAGCGAATGGTAAATAAGTCGCCGGAGCTTCGCAAACTGATAAAGCCCCTTGTGGGAGAAATGGACTGCGCTGCCAACGAGAGCGTGTTCAAGCCGCTGGCATCTGACACCGACACCCTTGACGGTCTGAATGTTCATGGTGCGCTGATGGACGAGGTCCACCAGTGGCGAGACGGCATGGCGCTGTATGACATAATCGCAGACGGCACAACGGCAAGAGAACAGCCCATGACGCTGATAACCACAACGGCGGGCGTTGTCCGTGAAGATATCTACGACAACAAGTATGAATATGCCGCAAAGGTGATAATCGGCTACGACGATTCCGATGCAGGCATTGTTGATGACCATTTCCTTCCATTCATTTACGAGCTTGATGCTCGTGAGGAGTGGGAAGATGAACGCTGCTGGCCAAAAGCCAATCCGGGACTGGGAACGATAAAAAATATCAGGCAGCTCAGGGATAAGGTCAGAAAGGCGCAGCAATCGCCCGATTTACAGCGCAATCTCTTGTGCAAGGAATTTAATATCAGGGAGACGACGGGCGGCTCGTGGCTGTCCTTTGATGATATCAACAACGAGACAGCTTTTGACGTGGCAGAGCTCAGGCCACGCTACGGAGTTGGCGGTGCAGACCTTTCAAGCACCGATGACCTGACGGCGGCATGTGTGATATTCATGCTGCCCGAATGTTCGGACATTTACGTTATACCGATGTTCTGGATACCTGCCGACCTGGTCGAGAGGCATATAAACGAGGACAAGGTAAGATATGACATCTGGATAGATAAAGGCTGGGTCAGGACCTGCCACGGCAACAGAATAAATCCTGATGCTGTCAGGGAATGGTTTCTCGAAATCCAGAGTAAATATGACATTTATCTGAACCTTGTGGGATATGATTCGTGGAGTGCTGAGCTGTGGGTGAATGAAATGAAAAGAAGCTTTGGTGACAGCACCATGCGCCCCGTGATACAGGGCAAGAAAACGCTGTCCAATCCTATGAAGATGCTCGCAAAGGACCTGCAGGCACACAAGATAATATACAACAACAACGGCGTGCTGAAATGGTGCATGGCAAACACCTGCGTTGATGAGGACAGGAACGGCAATATCCAGCCCATAAAGAGCCGAAAGCCGACCCAGCGTATAGACGGCCTTGCGGCACTGTTGGACGCATACACTGTTTTGCAGGATAACCTTAACGATTATCTGAGTGTGATTTAAAACAGGCAAAGGGGGGGGGAACGAGCCCGGCACACCACCACGA